GTTAAACGGCGCACTAACTGTGCTTAAACGTTAGTTGCCACATGGACCACTGTGGCAGCGGTATGGTAGTACTTTTGTTGCAGGAGGAAAACCTGCATGGTGAGGCAAGCTTGTGGTTGTCCTGGTCCTTGACTGCCGGACACAAGCAGAAGTCACGCGAACCAGTTTGCTGTGCAGCTGGAACGGGACGCTACCACGTCTTTTGAAGAGTCTTCCACCCATGGAGAAATGGGCATTATGGGCTTTTTGTTAAAGCATCCTCCCCCCCAAGACACAGCGACAAACACACGAATTCCCGATCCCATGGATATTCTCAGCGTTCTGGCTTTTGGTAAGCTTGATACCTTAGATCAGCTCAGGTCTGCTATATCCAAGGTGAAGGGGTTCGTCGAGAAGAAAATCGTCGAAGGGGGGGCGCCGGTGTTCAACCGGGCCGACGTTGCGGAACTAGTCCCTCCGCAGTATCGGCCCGACTGGACCCGGTGCGTGAACCGGCTCAAGCAGTTTTCTGTGGCCGGTGGGATGGTGGCAGGTGGCATGTGTCTCGCTGGAACTAAGTCGTTCAAGAGCGGGCTTGCCCTTAGCGGCGCTGGGGCGGCGGCTTACAAGCTGCTCGCCCCGGCTGCCGCTTACCGCCGTTCCGATTTGGCGGGGCGCCTCCTCGGGTCTGTGCTGAGTAAGACCGAAGAGGTGGACCCCGAAAGACCCGTCAGGGCACATTTGGAAGCAATTCCGAGTGGAAGAGTGCAGCTAACGCTGCGCGTGTGTGGCGATGAGGACGACATTAAGGTGCCGGTGCATGCCAGGATTTCGGCTTTCCAGAGGAAGTGGATCGCCGAGGCCAAGCTGCAATTTCCCATCTGCAAGGTGAGCACAGCTCAGCGGGCGGCGGTGTCCACCTGGCTGCGGTGCAAGATCCTTTTGGAGAAACCAGACATGCGCGCAGTTGATTTGTTGGCGCACATCCAGCGGATCACAACGGCCTATTTTGTGGTCACGGCTGAAGAAATCCTGCAAGCGCAGGTCCTCCAAGACGCTGAGGTGAGAGATCGCCTGCGTCTAATTACGCTGGCCGATGCGTAGGGGGGCCCGGTGGAAATTGCTGGCTTCGAGACTGGTGTTAAGAGTCCCGAGGTGGTTGGAGCCAAGTATCAGTACATCGGGCAGCTAAAAGAGAGGAGGTACTTTTGGTACGCTGGACTCCTCGGTAATCTCAAATTCGGCGTACACAACAACAGCATTAACAATGCCCGTAGGGGCCTGTACGAGAGAGTGTACCATGTGGAGAAAGATGGTAAATTCGTACCGACCCCAAAACCTACGGTCAACATCCGAACGGAGCTTCGTCTATTTACGGCTGCGCTAACACAACGTCTTCCCAAGACCGCCC